GCGCCGCCGCCGTCTGGGGGGGGTCGGGCCAGCCACACGGCCGCGGAACGCACGCCCGTTCACCGGGATAGGGAGTTTTTATGGAGATTTTTCTCCCGAGGTGGTTCGAATCCACCCGCGGCCACTCCGTTTTTTATCGGAAACTCGGGACGTTTTGCCCAAAAGGCGAGACGTTTCGACGGAAATGCCCCCATTAATCGAAAAGCTCACCGCAATGGATATTCGCGACATCTTGGACTCCTCGCTCACGGCAGACGAGAAGATCACCGCTCTATGTGAAAAACATCTCAACATTCCCCCGTGGCGAGGGCCGTCGGGGCTGATCAACGCCTACGACCCCTCACTTCACCCCGTGGCCGACAAAGCAATTTATCGCGATGCGGTGACAAGTGAGGGGGTGCAGCCCGTTACGCGCATCATGCTCGACTTTCAGCGTCTCGCCGTCCGCCGTATGGCCGAACTCATTTGCGGCATCCCCGTGAAACGCGTGTACAAACCGACGAACGACCGGGAGGCCGAGGTTGCGGCGTTCCTCGAATCGGTCTACGAACGCAACCGCATCGACTCTTTGAACATCGAACGCTGCAATCTCCTCTTCTCTTGCTGCGAAGTGCTCACGCTTTGGTATGCCATCGAGGAACCGAACAACGTCTACGGGGTGCATAGCCCCTACAAGCTTCGCGCCCGCAACTTCGCCCCGTCATCGGGCGATGAGCTGTATCCGCTTTTCGACGAATACGGCGATATGATTGCAATGAGCGTGGCCTACACCCGCCGAATTCGGGGCAACGACGTTCGCTATTTCGACACCTACACGGCCGACCGGCACATTTGCTGGAGCACGTCGACGGGGGGATGGAAGGAGGAGTGCAACGAGAAAATCACCCTCGGGAAGATTCCCGCCGTCTATATGTATCGCCCGACCCCCGTATGGGAGGAAACGTCGAACACGGTCTACGAGATGGAGTGGGCGCTTTCGCGCAACGGCAATTATCTGCGCCGCAACTCGAAACCCGTCTTCGCCGTCTTTGCCGACGAGCAAATCCCGTTCGGCGACAGCTCGGACAAAGACGCGCTCAGCGTGATGCAATTCCCGAAGGGGAGCGCGGCGCAATATGTCACCTGGCCGCAAGCCGTCGACAATCTCAAATTCTACATCGAAGAACTCCGCTCGCTCTTCTTCACTCAATTGCAGCTCCCCGACTGGAGCTACGAGAAGATGAGCCAACAAGCCCTCTCGGGTGAGAGCCGCAAGCAAATGTTCATCGACGCACAGCTCAAGGTGAAAGACGAGAGCGGGCGTTTGATTGAGTTCTTCGACCGGGAGATGAACGTGATAAAGGCCTTTGCTCGGGTGATTTTGGGCTCGGGCTATGCGGATGCCGTCGATTCGCTGGCGGTGGAACAAATCATCACCCCGTTTTCGATCGAAGACGAAGGCGACACGATCAAGAACCTTGTTGCAGCCAACGGCGGAAAGGCGATCATCTCGCAACGCGAAAGCGTGGAACTCTACGGCCACAGCAAGGACATCGACAAGACAATGGCCGAAATCGCCGCCGAAAATGCCGTCGACGTGCTGCAACCCGAATCGGGATTCTAACCTCAGAAACCAATGCCGAGACTTACTTACGAGCAACAGCACCTCCGCAACATTCTCCGGCTGGAGAAACGCATCGGAAAGCTCTTCGACGAGGCCGCCGCCCGCGTGGCGCTCTTGTCGGAGAGCGTCGACGATTTTTCACCCGAAGAGGTGTTCGCCTTCGACAAATATCCCTATTTGCGCAATCGCGCAAAGAAACTGATGCTCGAACTTCACGGCGCGCTCTCGACGACCGTAGCCGACGGGGTTCGCACGGAATGGGATTTGGCGAACGCGAAGAACGACCTGCTGGTGCGTTCTGTGCTCGGGTCGGCGGCAAAGCATCTGAGCCCGGAGCGCCGAGCCCGCTATTTCTCGACCAACGCGGGGGCGTGCACGGCGTTCCTCGCTCGGCGCGAACGCGGGATGAATCTCTCGGAGCGGGTGTGGAACCTCACCGAGCAGTTCAAGGAAGAACTCGAAATGGGGCTCGATCTCGGGCTGCGTGACGGCGTTTCGGCCGTCGAAATGAGCCGCACCCTCCGGGCATATCTTCGCAACCCCGACGCACTTTTTCGGCGTGTTCGCGACGAGCACGGCGTGCTTCACCTCTCGGAGCGGGCAAAGGCCTACCATCCCGGGCGGGGCGTGTATCGTTCGGCCTACAAAAACGCACGTCGCCTGGCGGGCACGGAGGTGAACATCGCCTATCGCACGGCCGATCATCTGCGCATGCAAGAGTTGGATTTCGTGGTCGGGGTGGAGATCAATCTTTCGGAGAACCACACGTGCCTCGGCGCGGACGGCAAGCCGCACCGCTTCCACGATATTTGCGACGATCTGAAGGGGAAATACCCGAAGACGTTCAAGTTCACGGGTTGGCATCCGCATTGTCGTTGTTTCGTCACGCCGATCTTGAAGACGGAGGAGGAGTTCGACGCGGACACGGGGCGCATTCTCAACGGCGAAGAGCCTACGGAGGGGAGCGAGAACGAGGTGAACGAATTGCCCGACGAGTTCAAATCGTGGCTGCAGGAGAACAAGGGGCGCATCGATGCGGCGACGGCGCGCGGCTCGCTCCCGTATTTCATCAAAGACAACGAGTCGCTGGTCGGCAGCGTGTTTGCGCCGAAGAAAAAGACGCTCCTCGAAATTGCCGAGGAGCGCCATGCAAAGCGTACGAAGGAAGAGGAGGACGCGATCCGCGAACGCTGGGCGGCGCGTGCGAAGGAACACGCCGAGGTGAAAGGTGCAGCTGCCGAAACACTCAAAACTGCTGCCGACTTCGGGGAAATCGACGCGTCGGGCTTGGCGCAGGCCGTCGAGTCGGGACAAATCGCGAAAATCAAAGCGGAGACGACGAAGTTGCAAAGCGCGATCGAGGAAATGAAGAAGGCCGAAGACGAACTCTCCGACCTGATTCCCGATGCGCATAAGTGGCACAAGGAGTTCACTCTCGAGGAACTGAAAAGCACGCACGCGGCGGTGCAAAAGAAACTCGCGACCTTTGAGGATATGCCGCTGGAGGTGCAGGCCAGCAAGTTGAAGTACGAAGTGCAATGGGTTGCCGATAATAAGAAGTATTCGACGTGGCAGGTTGCCGAAAGCGCGTACAAGGCTCAACACGCTGCGGTGCTCGAAAAGATCGAATGGCAGAAGGTCGACGATCAAATCGAGGGGCTTTCGTCGTTCAAAACGAAGTCCCCGATCTTCAAGCAGGCCATCGCAGACGCGAAGGCGGCACAAGAGATGGGGGACATTGAGAAGGCGAAAGAAGCGATCGAAATCGCGGAAAAGAAGCGCGCGGAACTCGAGAAGAAGAAACAAACCTCTAAATCTTCGTCGGGAACGTGGACTGTAAACAACACACCGCAGAAGGGACATGTCTACTTGGATTCGTCTACAGAAGAATCTAAGAAAGCGAAGATAAGTGAGTTAACGGGAGTTTACGACAAGCAGAAGATAAACGACTACTACAACGCTGCTTATGGTTTCTCGTATCAATGGGATTATGAGATTAGAAGATACCAAAGCGGATTATTAGACCACACTTTTGTTTCAAGACACGGGCATTCTTACGAAGAGATCAAGAAACGAGCCGAAGATCTTGAAGAGTGGATCGATAGAAGCCCGAAATGGGATGGCGGAACCACCTATCGCGGAATGTGTCTCAGTAAGAAACAACTGGGTGATCTCATTGATAAACTAACAAGTGAAGAAGGGGCAGGAATGTTAGGCGCATCGTCGTGGAGTACGAATAAGGAAACATCAACGTACTTTGCCGGAGTTGGGTATCACGACGAGATTACACCGTATGAGCTTAAAACCCAAAAGGTCATTTTGGTCGCGAAGACACAAAAAAACGCGACAAGTCTGCGTTACTTGTCGCACTTTAAGGGTGAGTATGAAGTGCTTTCCTCACAACGAAACAGGTATCGTTTCCTTCGTATGCGAGAACGTGGTGGGTATATTTATATAGAAGTAGAACCGAAATAAAGGGGAAGGGATCTCTTGACAAATCCTTTAATGACGTACTCGTCACCACAATCTCGGGATTTCGTAAGGTAGCAGAACAGATGTGCGATAAGCTCATCCGAAGCCTTATTTTCCCATGCTGATTTGAAGTTCGTAAGTCCGACATTTTCAATCAGACGCAGGAGTTCTTCCGTATCTTGCCCGTAATTCTCGACGAAATCTTTTTCGCCAATCCAAAACCCAAAAACTTCGGATCCGAGGTCGTCGGGGAACTCTTTCTCCCCTTTGTAGTATCTGCATTGTTTGAGTAGTTCTTCTTTTGTCATCGTAGAATGAGTTTTAGTCTTCAAAAATAGCATATTCTCCCCGTTTCCCGCTCTTTTTGAGCGTTAAAACGACACCCTCGCTCAGAAAAAACCGCTTTACGCGCTTCCAACGTCTCTGAGCGGAATACTGCCCCCTATTATATAGCGGTGATATGGGAGGAAATTATTACCTTTGTATCGATACAAAGACTATAAATAGAATGCACAAAGTAGCTTTTGACGCGTTGAAGACCCGTTTCGAGGGGATCAACGAAAAAGTACTCGACAGGATAGCGAAGAATATCGCGAAGACTGCCACCACCGCCGAAGAAGTGAAAGACTCCGTGGAGGCGATCACGATTCAGCAAATCATCGATGCCGAAGGCGACCGCCGCGCAACCGATGCTCAGAAAACCGCCGTCGCCAACTACGAACGGAAACACGGATTGAAGGACGGAAAATCGATCGAGCCGTCCGAACAGAACGAGCCTACGGAACCGCACGGCAAAAAAGACCCCGAAGACATGCCGCAATGGGCAAAGACACTCGTCGAAAACAACGCAAAGTTGCAGCAGCAACTCGCGGCGATGAGTTCGGAGCGCATCACGAACGACCGAAAACAACAACTCTCGGCCGTCGTCGAACAGCTTCCCGAACATCTGCAAAAGCCCTACGCCCGTATGAAGCTCGACGGCCTTTCGGACGAGGAGTTCAAAACGACGCTTGAAGACGTGAAGACCGAAGTTGGGGGAATCGTCGACAATCTCAAACAAAGCGGACTTGTCTTTGCCCGTCCTTTGGGCGGAGAAATCAAGGACGCTCAAGAACTCACCAAGGCGCAGCTGGAATCGATCACCCACCGGGACGGCGCACCGTCGAAAGACGCTCAACCGTTCTAACAAAAACACACCCTCACAGAACACACAAAAAACTAGACCAAAATGGGTATGACAGTAAAACGGCGCAAAGACCAGGCGGTGCCTCGTGTCTTTGAGCACAAAGTCGCCGACATTCCCGGCGGCGTATCCGTCAAGACCTCGGAACTCGGCGGCGACTACCTTTTTGAAGGTACGCCCCTCAGCGCCCCCGACAACGGCATTTGCCACGTCGTGAAACAGGCCGTCGTAACGGCAAAGGTGGAGGCGACGGAAACGGAGGTAAAGGTGCAGAAAGGCCACCACTTCAAGGTCGACGACGTGCTCCTCCTCAGCGTAGGCGGCAAAGCGTCGAAGATTACGAAGATCGACACCTCGCAGAAAGCCGCCGACACATTGACGCTTTCGGCCGCTATCGGAGCAATCCCGGTGCTCTCGGTTGTCGCAGAAGCGAAAGCCGAAACAACGGGCAACGACGCGGAATTGAAACACATTCCCCTTTCTCTTTCGGGTTCGGGTCGACAGGTCGTGCAAAACGACAACCTCGACACGGACGCGTGGGTAATGGGTACGACGCACGGCGCAACGCTTCACCCCGATGTGGAAAAGCACCTCAAGGGCATTGTCAACTATTAAATCTAAAATCCGATGATCACAGATACTTTGATTCAAGGCCTCACACAGCAGATGGTGCAGGCTCGTGTCGATAGCGTCGACGTTCGTCCGTTTCAGTTTGCCACGCTCTTCCCGGTTCGCCGCGTCAACGGCTTTACGTGGGGCACGATCAGCAACCAACTCGGACGAAAGAACGTTGCGGCCGACATCCACTCGGACAACAGTACAATCGTGCGCAAGCGCCGCCCGATGTTCGAGAGTGCAAAGGGCGACATTCCGTTTATCTCGATTAGTCGTGAACTCTCGCGCTCGGAGTTGAAGGAGTACCAAGTAGCGTATGCTCTCGCAAAATCCCCCGATGCGGCACAACTCGTGCAGTATTGGGGCGCGGATGTGGACTTCTGCGTCAACGGCGTGCAAAGCGAGTTGGAGTACATTGCGTTGAAACTCGTATCCAACGCCGGCAAGCTCGCGTTCAACACCACGACGAACGCCACGATGGCGAATGAGTTCAACCTCGACTACGATGTGGACGAGGATCTCAAAATGAAGACCTCGACGAATTGGGGCGACAAGTCGAACGCGGACGTTATCGGCGATTTGGTGAAAGCCGTAAAAGCCGCCCGCAAGAAGAATTTGCACCCTCGTTACGCTCTCGTAAGCATGGAGACGTTCTACAAGATCTGCTCTTCGGAACAGATCATCAAGGCCTGCGCGTCGTTCATTGCCAATGCCGTGGGTGTGGCTCAAACTCCCTCACTTGATCAGGTGAACAAAATGCTCGCTTCGCAGGCGTTTCTCTACGGTTTGCAGCTGCGCGTGATCGACCAAGACATCACCCGCGAGTTCACCGACGGCACGTTTACGTCGGGCAACCCGTTCGAGAACGACCGTCTTGTGCTTTGCGAAACGCCGATCCTCGGTTCGACGCAGTACGACATTCTTGCCGAGCCGAATTTCCGCGGTATTCGCACGGAACGTGCCCACACGGTAATCAAGAAGTACGGCGTGGACGAACCGTATAAGGAGGTAACGATCGGACAAACGGACGCAATCCCCGTATTCGACACGGCATACCGCAACGTCTATCTCCGCACCGACGCACAAGACTGGTAACGCAACGAAAACCCGAGACGATGTACACCGTAGAACAAGCCCTTCGGGGAATCACAATGTACCCTCTCCCGAATGCCACGCTCGAAGGCGTGTGCATTCGGCGCGGGCTCTCACGAGACGCCGAGGCAACCGCCGACGTGATTCGCGGCAACGCGTTTCGTCTGGCCGAAGCGGACATTCTAACGTGGCTCGCAGCCGCCCCGAACGTCTCGCAAGGCGGACAGAACTACACATTCACCGACGAACAGCGTAAGACGTACCGAACGCGAGCGGCCGCCGTCTTTGAAGAACTCGAAGGCGGCGCGGTGAAGTCTTCGATCTTCGGATATAAAGGCGACCGCCTATGATCATCCCGAACGGAACTTTGTCCGTGAAACGAAAGACAGCGTCGGGAATCGACCCCGCGACGGGACACCCTCGCAGGTCGGAGGGAGGATACGTCGGCGCGATTCCGTGCCAATACACGGCGGTGCATTACAACGCCCAGGGCACGACGCACGGCGAACACTTCACCCCCGCGGCCTACACGGTGCTCATCGACGAGCAACCGTTCGAAGGGGAGCAGATACGCCTTGTCGACCGAGACGGTCGCTCTCTGGGGGACTTCTCCGTGCAACGTGTCGAACGCCTCGATGCCGTCTGCCAGATTCGTCTTTGGATCTAAAATACGAAGGAAATGCCAATTGTAGATAAGACGGATTATCAGGCCGTGGAGCGCTATTTCGCCGATGCCGCGCAGAAGTACGAACGTGCGTTGATTCGTTCGTTGCAGTACGTGGCCGTTCGCGTCGTCAACACCGCTCGGCGCAGGGGCTCGTACATTGACCAAACGGGAAATCTCCGCAGTTCGATCGGGGCGGTTATTGTCGTCGACGGGCATATTCGCTGGAGTTCGAATTTCGACGTGGCGCAACACTCCCGCCGAGGGAAGACGTCCGACTCCTCTCGTTCTCCGATCACCGCAACGAAGCCCGGCGGCTACGAAGGACGGCGTTTTGCGGCCGAACTCGCACGAAAGTACAGTCGCGGCGTGGCGCTTATTGTCGTCGCAGGTATGGACTACGCCGTGCACGTTGCGAATCGCGGACGGGACGTTCTCGACAGCGCGACTCTCGAAGCGAAACAACTTGTGCCGCAGATGCTAGCTAAACTCAACGCCAAACGAAAGTAATCGCTAATGCCAAAAACCTCTCGACAGATTCAGGGCGACGTGTATCGGAAACTCCTCAAGAGCCCGATCGCAGAGACGATCACGGGCGGAGTTTATCGCGAAGGTCTGCGACCGCGAGACAGCCCAAACGAGGACGCCGTGGTGATCTTCACCGCGGGTGTTACGGGGGATATCCAAAGCGGGGTTGTAACGATAAACATCTTCGTCCCCGATATTGACCCGTACGACAACGGCGTGCTGACCGAAGACAGCGCCCGAACGGAAGAGATCGAACGCGCCGCACAACGATGGGTGGATTCACTCTCAACGCGCGACTCGAACTACCGATTCCGACTACAACAGACGATCGCCACCGACGAAGCACCCGAGCTACACGAACATTTTATCGTCGTACGGCTCGAATACGACTTCTTCGGAGACGATGACACAGACTAAACACACACATTAACCACACAAAAACACAGAACTATGGCAGTACTAGCATGGAACTACGGAAAGTTCGAGACCGTAGAATCTGAAGGAGGGGAGCCCAAAGCAGCCTCCCAGTGGACGCAGATCGACGTTCCTAAGAAAGATTCGCTCAAAGTAGATCCGAAGGAAGGGGAAACAAAAGAAGCCCTAGACGAGCAAGGGAACATCGTCGACAGTAAGACCACTCCCGCGACCTACGAAATCACCTGGGAGATGTTCGTCAAAAAGGGGGTCGAGCCTCCTTTCGATGGCGAGGACGGCGTAATCGCCGGAGAGCACGCTTTCCGATTCACGCCGGACGACCCGGCGTGCAAAGGTTGGAGAGTGGACCGCGCTACGGTTTCGGCCGCAATTTCGTTCTCCACGAGCGAAGGCACGCTGTACAAGTACAAAGCGAAAGTGCTCAAACCGAAGGCGGGCAAAGCCTTTAAGCTCGAGGTGATCTCCTAAACCTCAAACACGAGAAATGCACAGGCGCACAAGGAAAGGCTCTCGTAGACGTGGGGGTTACGAGTGTGAGCGGTTCGATTCCGCTCTGCGCCCCTAACAAATGTAAAACACTAATGACCAAAACACAAGAACAACGGGTGGCAGATGCCGTGATGCAAGCCCCCGTCGAAGTAACAGTGGGTGCAACGACGTACGAAGTAGCACCTCCCACGCTTGCGACGCTGATTAGCGTCTCGGAGATCGTGTCGCACCTTCCCCGTCTCCCCGAGGTCGAAAACGGTGACCTCATCACAAGCGCACTTTCCTACGCGTCGGAGTGCGAAAGCCTCGGTCTTCTGGCGGCAACGTTGATTCTCGGCGCACGCGAAGCGAAAGCCCCCGCAGTGAGTGAGCACCCGTCTTCGCTATTATCGCGCGTTCTGCGCCTTGTAAGACGGGAAAGAACGCCGAAGGTCACCCGAGGCGAAGTGCTCGCCCGTGAGATACTCGAGACATTGAGCCCCGTGGAGCTGCAAGCGGTCGTCTCCGATGTGCTTAAACGGATGGAGATCTCTAGTTTTTTCGCGCTTACCACTTTCCTCAACGCCGTGAATCTTCTCAGACCGACGAAAGTGGAGAACGAAACGACAGCGTCTGGGCGATCATCGGAGGAGTAATCAAGGGGTTCAACTTCTCGCTCGATTACGTGCTCTACGAATTGAGCTACACCAACCTAATCATGCTCGGCGCCGCTCTCCCGTCGTACGACACAGACAAGGACGACGAAAGCAAGGAAGAGGTGATCGACGCGAGCGACCCCGCTAATCAAGAACGAGTCCGAGAGATTCTCGGCATAAAAGATTGAACCATGGATCAAGAAACGGGTAGACTTCATTTCGAAGCGCTTTTCGACGATAGCGAACTCCGCGCGGGAGCACAACGCGCCCAGGCGGAACTTCGCGGCATCGGAACGGCAGCCGAAGCCGAAGTGTTGAAGATGGACGGGCTTATGGGAAAACTCGCAGCGTCGGCCGCGGGTTTGTTTGCCGTCGACAAGATCAAAGACTTTGTCTCGCAGCTCGCCCTCGTTCGCGGCGAATATCAGCAGCTGGAGGTGGCGTTTGAAACGATGCTCGGCAGCAAGTCGAAGGCCGATGCGCTGATGGGGCAATTGATCGACACAGCCGCCACCACGCCCTTTGAGATGAGCGAGGTTGCCGAAGCGTCGAAGATGCTCCTCGCCTACGGAATGGAGGGCGACAAGGTGAACGAGACGCTAATCCGTCTCGGAGACATCGCTGCGGGCCTGTCTATGCCGCTAAAAGACCTCGCGTTTCTTTACGGCACGACCATGGTACAAGGCCGTCTCTACACGCAAGACCTCAATCAGTTCCTCGGCCGTGGTATCCCCCTCGCCGACGAGCTTGCCAAGCAATTCGGCAAGAACAAGAGCGAGGTGAAGAAGCTTGTCGAAGAGGGCAAGATCGGTTTCCCCGAAGTGCAGAAGGCTATCGAGGCGTTGACGGGCGAAGGTAGCAAGTTCGGCGGACTGATGGAGAAGCAGTCGAAGACGATTAAGGGACAGCTGTCTAACATCGAGGACGCGTGGGAGCAGATGATTAACGAGATCGGCAAGAGCCAGGAGGGGAATATCTCGGGTGTGCTCGACATCACCGGCAAGCTCATCGAGAACTGGCGGACGATCGGGAAGGTCGTGCTCACCGCTGCCGCTGCAATCGGCGCTTATAAAGCCGCGGTTGTCACTGTGGCCGCGGTTCACAAGGTTTCTGAGACGGCAAAGGTTTTGACCACGGGACAACAACTTCGGAGCGTTTTGACGCTGGAACAGCAGGCGAAGCTCTCAAAGATGAAGCTCTCCACCTCATCATTGGCCTACGCGAAGGCCGTCCAAACGGAAGTACACGCGGAGCTGCAGAAGCAAAAAGCCCTCGTTCAGACAACACAGATCGAAGTGCAGGCGGCGGAAAAGGAAATCGCCTTTGCTACGATGCGCGAAAAGAAAGCCGCGGAAGCCGTGGCGGCAAAGCGTTCGCAAGTAGGCGCGGCCATGATGAGCGGCAACGCGAAGAGAATAGAAGCGGCGACAACCGCATTATCCACGGCGCAGGAGCGATTAAACACCGCCGAAAAGGCGAAGAACACCGCGATTCAGAGCCTAAGCAGCAAGCAAGCGACGCTAAACACGGCCGCAAAGCGCGTAAACACACTCGAAACGGCGGCGAATACGGCTGCACAGACCGCGAGTACGGGGGCGACGAACCTGTTGTCTATGGCGCTTCATGGGCTTGGAAGGGCGATTATGAGCAATCCCATCGGCTTGCTCGTCGGGGCGATCACGGCGGCCGCGTCTGCCATGTTCTTTTTCAAGCAGAGCACGGACGAGGTCACCCAAATGTCCGAGCGTTTCGGCGAGAGCGCAGCAAAGTCGATTCAGCAGGTCGAGTCGTTGAGTACCGTCCTAATGGGGCTCGACGAAGGCACGGGCGTGTACAAGAAGACGATGGAAGAGCTGAACACGATTCTCGAAGACTACGGCGTTACGCAGATCAAGGAGGGCGACAACATCGACACGATCAACAAGAAGCGCCAGCTCGCAATTGAATTGATCAAGAACGAAGGGATCGAGCGGCAGAGATTGAATGCAATTCAGACGGCGAACGACGAGTATGAAAAGGCGATAGAAGAAAGACGAAAGAACGTCGCCGACATTTTCAAAAGCGTAGACATCGCGAGATCAGGTAGAGGAAAAGACTTCAGGATGGATAATTCTGGGTGGATGAAAGAACGAGCTGAGTCGCTTTCGCAAGTCTACGTAGAAATCTTACGTGCAAACGTGGGGAAAGGAGAAGAAGAGATTGATCGATTGTTCCGAGCACGTCTCAGGAAGATGAAGGAGCAGGGGCAGAATATTTCGGAATCGATAATCACAGGCGAATGGGAGAGTAAATGGGGATATAACGCAAGCAATGCATTGAAAAAGCAAGCGAAGGCTATCAATGAGCTAAATGAAGAGAGAAACAAGAGCATAGATTTGAGCAACGCCAATGCGAAAGCGGCAAAAGAAGAGGCCGATGCCCACGAATCCGCCGCCGATCGTGTAGCCGCGGGGCAACGCAAGCTCTTAAACGCGAGCAAGACTGCCGACGAACTCTACAACAACGTATCCAAAATCGTCAAAGACTTTTCCGACAACACGCTCAACTTCCACATCAACTTCGACGGAGAGCCCCCCGCGTGGATGCTAAAAATGGACTTCGAAGAAACACGAAGACTGGCCGCGTGGTTCACTTCGACGGCTGAGGAGATGAGGAGAAACAACCAGAAGGTTGCAGTCTTCTCAAACGGCAAGACGATGTCCGTAGAGGAAATGGCGCAAGAAGGGCTCTACTATTCAAAAGCTAATCAAGCGCAAGCCGCCCGTCAAGAAGCCGCCCGCAAAAAGGCCGAGGAGGCTGCGAAAAAGAAGAAGAAGAGCACAAGCAATAAAAGCGCGCGAACCGCGGCCGAGAACGCCCGAAAGAAGGCAGAAGAAGAGCGCAAACGCATTGCACTCGAAAAGCACGACCTCGAAAAGGACATCGAGAAGTACAAGGATTCGATCATCGAGAAGGAATACGAAAGCAGTCTCGAAATCCGCCAAAACAAAATCAACCTCCTCGAAGACGGCTACGAGAAGGAGCGACAACAGATCGAACTCAACTACGAACGCTTGCTCTACGAGAACAAGAAGCGTTCGGACGCGATGGTCGAAGCCATCAAGGAGAACAAAATGCGCGAATGGAAAGTCGCGAACCCGAAGGCGACGAAAGAGCAAGAGAACGCATATCGCGACAAGCTCAAAGTGACGGAGAAAGACTTCGATCCGTCACAAAGAGCGATGCTAGCGCAATACGAGAGCGTAGCCGAAGAAACGCGCGTCAAAGCATCGGGCGATCTCTACAAGCGCGCCATTGCCGAGTTTCAGGACTACGACACACGACGCACCGAAATCGCGAAAGAGGGCGAACAGAAGCGCGCCTCAATCGAAGCCTATTTCTCACAATACGCCCGAGAACTCCAAGAAGTGATCGCCAAGGCGGGCAAGGACAAGAACGACGCCCTCGCGAAATTCGACTCCGAAGCACACACCGCGGCCGAGAAGCGCGAAAAGGAAGCGAGTCAAAAGCTCGCCGACATCGCCGGCACGAAGGAACGCGCCCTCGAAGAATCGAAGCGCAAGCAGGAGAAGGACATCAAGGCCGTGAACGACGAGGAAATCGAGAGCACAAAGAAGACATCCGCACTCTTCGTGAACCTCTTCGGCGACGCATCGGAGAAGAGCCGCAAGGAACTGCACAAAGTGATCACCGAAACCGAATCACTCCTGGCCTATCTCCGCGAGACACCCGACGAGAAGATCGTCCCGAGCTTCGGCTTTTCGGCGCAAGAACTCCGCAACCTTAAACAAGCCCCCGAGAAGGTAAAGGAGATCACCGATCAACTCAAGCGATTGAAGGATGCGGTGAAGACCGAAAACCCGTTTGCCGCACTGGGCGAAGCCATCAACGACTTGTTCCGAAAGGCCGAACAGGGAGAGGATCTCCCCCCCCTCGAGGTGCGTCTGAAGAAGTTAGCGACAGCAGCAGCTGCAACGGCCGACATGATCGCCACCATTTCGGCGAAGCTCTCCGCCATGTTCGAAGCCGCGGGAAGTCAAAACCTGAGCGAGCAGGCCGACGCGCTGACCGAAACCATGACCACCGTGTCGAACATCGGGAAGGGCTTTGCACAGGGCGGCATTGTGGGCGGCATCGCGGCTGCGGCGGGCGAGGCTATCGGCTATGTAACGAAAGCCTTCCAGGCGGCCGCTGCACACAAGAAGGCGTTGCTCGAAATTCAGAAGCAAATCAACGATCAGCAACTGCAATACAACGAACTCCTGCGGCAGGAACGCCTCGAAGCCCGCGACCTCGAAACGATCTTCGGGACGGACAAATACGCGAAGGCACGCCGTGCACTCCTCGTCGCAAAGGATTGGGACGCGGACATCAAGAAACGCATCAAAGGCGACCTCGAAACGCTTGCCGACTATCGCTTTTCTCTCGAAAAGAAAGAGCAATGGGCGGGTGGCCGCATCCTCTTCGACCCGAAAGCCGAGGGCGACCACTACGGTCTGGGCATGATCAGCGTGAAGACCGGCCACGCCAAATCGGGGTTCTTCGGCTTGGGAAAGGGGCGCGACTTGTACAGCGGCATAACGCAGCTCGCCGAATACAAAGACCTCGTCAAAGCCAACGGGCACCTCAATCTCGAACTCGCTAAGAGCATCGCGGCGACGCGAGAGTTCGAAGGCGACGGCAAAAAGGCGTTCGAATCGCTGATCAAGGCGGAGGAGAACTACGAAGCCGCGCTCAAACAAATGGACGACTATCTCGGCGGAATCTTCGGCAACTACGCCACGGACATGATGGACGTCATCGCCGACGCGTTCGAAAGGGGCACAGACGCTGCGGAAGCTTTCGGAGACGTGACAAGAAAGGTGATGCGCAACGTGGCAAAGGACATGGTGCAGGCGGCCGTTCTCCAGCCCGTGATTGAGCAACAATCCGAGTTGGTGAAAAAGGCCTACGCAACGGGCAACAGAGATGAAATCACCAATGCATTGGGGGTGGCAGCCCACGCATTTGCGGACGTGGAAAAGGTGGCGCAGGAGGAATACAAGAAAGCGGCCGAGATGTTCAAGCAAAAAGGCATCGACCTTTCGGGAGGCAGCGCCGCAACTCGCGAAGCCTCGCAGAAGGGCATCGCCACCGCATCGCAAGACTCCGTCGACGAACTCAACGGACGAATGACTGCCGTACAAGGACACACCTACAACATCGCCGAGAACACCCGAATGCTCCTCGGGACGGCCAACGAGATCCTAAAGGGCGTGGTCGGCATCGAACGCAATACGGGCAACGTACACGCGCGCCTTTCGGTCGTCGAGCAGCACTTGAAGTCCGTCAAAGACACCGTCGGCGACATCGCACTCAAAGGAATTAAGATCAAACAATGAACACGTTAGACTATTCAGGACGGCTTTACATCGGCGGGGAGGACGTTTGGGACGTATGCTACGTCTGCGTGGCCTTCGGGGGCTTCAATGAGCTGATCGCCTTTCCGCCGTTGAAAACTCCGCCCGCGAATGATTGGTACGAAGAGCTCGGTTTCGACCCCGATCTGTCCGCCCCTGTGCTCGACACGCGCGAGGTGACGCTGCAGTTCTCCGCCACCGACGAGGGGGACTACGCCGAAACGCTCGGAAAACTCTACTCAGTTGTCGACGTGCGCGCCCCGAGCATAGGCCGTTCGTGGTCGCTGCGTTTCATCGCGCCCACCGGAGGCGCACACTCGTCGACCTTCGGACTCAAATTCGCCGAAGACACCCCGATGCGGGGCTACACCTATCAACCGCCCGCGGCCGAAAAGGAGCGCGAGTGGATCTTGAGCACCTCGCAGCGCGATGATTTCGTGATCACCGAAAGCCCGAAACGCTCCTTTGCCGACTACGGTGCCCGCGTGCTCGGCGACGTGGTCGGCGAGATGGATCGGCGCAACGAGGTGAAGACGGGATTACTCCGCAAGTTTGCGACAAAACCGGGGGCATTTTACGACAAAGCCGCCTTGTTTAACGAGAAAGGCGGCGACCGCTCCGTCCAACTCCTGATGCGCGCCGACACCCTCGCCGAACTCTGGCGAAACTATGACGCGTTGCTCTTCGATCTCATCCGCCCCGGTGCGCGACGCTACAAGGAAGCGCCGTTCTACTACAGTTCGTGCCGTGTCGACCACTTCATTCCCGACGAGCCGCGGCCGTGGCTGCAATTCACCCTCACCCTTACTTTCTTCGAAGGTAGTTCCTCTTCTTCATACGAAATATGATCATCTATTCCCCCACGGGCGAAACACTCCTCGACGTGATGCCCGACGACAACTCCTATCGCCACCGCGCGATTATGGGCGACAACTCGCTCACGCTCTATTTTTCCCTTCCTCAGCACGTGGAAATCCCCGTCGGCGCCTATTGCGAGCGCGACGGCGAGCGTTACACGCTGATGCACCCCGAGTCACTCAAAATGCACCACACGCGGCATTTCGAATACACCCTCGAACTCGAAGGCGAGCAGGGCAAGATGTCGATTTGGAAATTCCGCAACCCGATCGACGGCCGTTTGCGTTTCTCGCTGACCGCGCGCCCGAAAGAACACTTGCAAATGCTCGTCGACAACCTCAATCGCCGCGATTCGG